CCTGCTTCGGTGGCCTTATCCCTTGCCACCTGCTCACTGGCTCCTGCTGCCATTGCTTTTTCAGTAGTAATTAATACGTCCGCTGCAGTTTTGTTTGCTGCTGCCGTTGCTACGGAAGCTTTTGCTGTTGAAATTTCAGCTTGTTCCATTGAGGTTCCGGAGCTGTCTGCTGCTGCCTGAGCATTGTGGCTGGAAGTTTCTGTATCGGCTTTGACCTGCTCGTAATAGTACTTAGCATTATCAGTTTCACTCCCTGGGAACTCCTGATCTCCTAAGGTGTACCGTTTTGCAAACTACTGATACTGGAGAGCTGCATCACGGGCCGACTGTGCATCAAGCATATATTGCCTAAATTCAATCTGTATGGCAGCGTCCAACTTATTTATGGTGACAGAGCCGTCCACGATTGTGGCGGTTATTGTACGGCCCTGGATCTGCATTGCTACCGTGGCAGTACTATCTACGGAATAGACGAACCGAGTTAAGTCAATGACTTTCTGTGTGTCATCTGCCAAAGTAAGGACCAATTCATTTTTATCATTTATATCAAAGTTCGTAACTACCTTTTCAATATCAAGATCGTAAGTCTTTGCTGTACCATTTTGGAGTGTGATGGAGAGTATTCCGGTATCTGTATCAACCGTTACATCTTTAACTAAGGTATATATGATGGATTTATCTGCTTTGTTTGCATCAATCTGGACAATGCGGTTGTCGGCTTCTTTAATACCGTTCTCTATTTTTAGCAGATTGGTACGGTTCATTGGGGTTTTCTGAGACGGTTCATTTTCCCAGTCTGTGATGTAGTAATATGGTCCGTAAGCCATTAAGCTTCACCTTCTTTCTGCTCAGGCTCTTGAAACTCTCCTGGTGTTCCCAAGTCTAATATCTGCGCAATACCTGCCACCTGCTTGGCATTTTGGATTCCGGTTATGGTGACAGCATTTAACATATATTTCATATGTAATACCTGTTCCTCTGTATAAGTGATTATTTTATTCAATCCTCTTCCTCCTTTCGGCATATAAAAAGAACGCCCAGCTTAGGACGTCCTTTTAAATATTTTTTATAAAATTTCATAGACAAATAAATTCTTAAATCTAAGGCCTCATGGTTTCATGTTACTTCTGCTTAATTTCACGCCAAATTTCTTCACCTATTTCTTTCAAATCCTTAACACTTGAATGTCCATCATAAATAAATTGCAAAGCTCTATAATCTTCACCTTGAAGAATCAAAAACCCCACATTATAAACAGATTCTGAAAAATCGTATTTATAATAATGAGAAGAAAGTAATGACTGCGAGAATACATAATATCGGTATCCATCTTTATCAACCTCACATATTTTTGACAATGCCTTATTGCCTAATTGGTTTTTTTCATTATTTATGTTTCCGTAAACATATAAATTTTCATTAAACGAATGCAGTGTATCATTATCAATTCCTTCTATTTTAACTTTTGCAACTATATAGGGTGTATATGAATTATCTACGTCTGATTTTTCCTGATATAGTTCGCATGATGAAAATTGAAGTGTATGTCCTATGTATTCCATATCATAAGGCAAAGATCCCAAGGTAAATATTACTCTCTTATCACCTTCAAAAATTCTTACATCGTTCTTAGTTTCAGCATTATTTTGCACTTCCCGGCCATCTTTTGAACAACCCGTTATAAAGATGATCCCTAAAGCCAAAACCATTGTAAAAAGGTACTTTTTCATTGCACATCCCCCTATTCATATAGAAGAAACATACCATACTTTTTAGTAACATTCAAGAAAAGAGCGGGGAATTGATCCTCGCTCTGTGTAATAGTTTTATTTAGTTGTTGGTTACTGCTTCAATAACTACCTGTCCGTCTTTTATCCATGCTCCATCAGGGCCAACTGTATGACCGTCTGGGGTTGTGGTGTCGTGGGGCATATAACAGTACTCATCGAAATAGTACCACTTTCCACCAGCTGGGTCATGAAACCATGTGTTTTGTAGCGCCAATCCATCACCATCAAGATATATCCAAGCGCCATCATATTGACGATGGTACCATGCGTTTTTTTAAGGAGGTCAGTATAAATGGAAATCGGGGTTTGTTTAAAAATAATTCCTAATCACTGCTTTCTATCCAATTTGAAAAGCAATGAAGAAAACATAAGAAAGTCGGCTTTTAATCAACCGCCAAGCTGTTACACCTGGCAGCCGTAAAAGTTAATTCTTTACTGTATTACCTTGCATAGTGTACTACCAGTAATGCTTTATTCGTATTTAATACAATAAAGAACTGCGGTATTTGTAGGACGAGACGTATATGTACCTACACCTCCAGTATCATTTCCTATAGCACTTTGACCATAGTTTCTCCAGTTGACTCCCAAACGATAACTATCTACTTCGGTCTGAGTTTCTGTTGAATTCGAATCAACTGACCTACTTTGAAGTAAACGGGTGGATCCTCCGTATGCCATTAGACCTAAATGATTAGTTGGTTTCTGATGTATACCTATATCACCTGAAAGTTTTTCTGTTTTATCTCCATGATGTCCTCTTAAAAATTCGTTTCTTAAATCAGGTATGGCAAAGGTTGTAGTTCCATCACCTCCGAAATAATTATAAGAACCAAATTGATCTTTAATGAATTGTGAAAAATCTTTATAGTCATCAATATTATAAATAGTCCCGTCGCATATTAAGTACTGTTTGGGAGCACTTGTTCCCATATACGAAATTACGGTTCCAACTGGTGTGCTATCATTACCGGTACCAGTACCACCACACCCACAGTTAATTGTAATGCAGCTTCCTTTTTCATCTTTACACATTTAATCTACCTCGCTTTCGTTAAATTTCATATAAATGTTATTATTACGGATCACCTGCAGCCGCTAGTGATATTATTTTTTTGTGTATTCAATAACCACATAAGCAGTGGCACCAGAATAATATCCACCAATATTAACAAAGTAATATTGCAACTCACCAACACTCGCATCATAGACCATATTTACAGCAACAAGTGGAGGATCTGTACGATTGTAGGATGTCTGCAATGTTATCTGACCCGTTTCTGCCTTATTAACAGCACTTCCGTACAAATCAATCAACTTATCAATCTTTAGTTCTGATACATTAGCAAAAACTAGTGAATTGCCACTTTCATTAGCTAGTGTTCCAGTAATCACCTTCCGGTAAATCGGCTTACCGTCTACCCATGTGCCAATCTGAATCTCATCATAGGAATAAACATCTTTAGAATTTCCTTCACATTCTGCGAGCTGAATACAATATTTCTTATCTGTCATAAATAAATCCTCCTCTGTTTTTTTCCAGAACTATTACTACTGGATAACATTATTCTAAGTTAACTATGAAGGCATTAACAGGACACGATTAGGATGCTGTTTTTCAATCAAGAGCCTTCAAGAGCGCCCTTTCTTTCTGGTTTCTGCATGATAGCATACTACCACCTTTTTAACGAACATGGCCGAACATTTCTAATTTTCTCCAAAAAATCTATTATTTCTCATTTGGCACCCGTCTTCCGCGAAGCTAACTCGCCGCTTTGGAAACATTCGATTCATAGCCTGTGCTACCTTCCACCAGGGAAGCCCGTTTATGTAATACAACCGGAACATAGTCCTTACCTCACTTTTAGGGACACACTCAATATATTCCTCAGCCTGTGTCATAAGCTCCAATAATTCCGCTTCCTTGATTTCAAGCATTTTCTGGAGTCTTTCTATAGCAGCCTTCTTCCGGTAATATACTGGCGTTAGATATTCGGTTATCTTAATGCTCCCGTAAGTTCCGTCTTTCCTGGTACCCTTTACGGAATCTGAAACGATGCTTATATTTTTAATTTCCTTTTCCAGCTTTTCTTTGCGGCGCCGGATATCCTTTATCTCTTCCTTCATCTCGCAATACTGGACTAGTATTTCTTTGTCCAAACTGTCACCTCCCTGCTATCAATATTTCTTTTCTCATGCTCTCCCAAGCCGGGAGCAATGGTCTTATATACAACTCATCCACCACCTCAAACGTGTACCGTCCCTGATATGTACGCCCAGTACTCGCACAATTAACTACTGCACTTCTGGGAATCTGCAACTGCTCTGCAGTCTCCTTGGAAGTAAAATCCCCTATGGAAACTCCACTGTCAAAAACCTCATACAGTTTTATTCGTGGCATCTGTACCGCCTCCAGTCTTCGGTTGGTGCCATGTACCAACTTCAAGTAACCACCCACCACGCTCACAAGTACATCTTTTCTGGTCTGTTTTAGGAGGATATATTTTTCCGCAGCACAGACATTTCTTGTTACTAAACTCTATCCCTGTCTTTCCCATCTTCTTCACCTCCACCGATACAATTCTCACTAGTTCCTGGGGCAAGTCTATGTATTCGCCACTGTCCAGAAGAATTCAGATCAGGCCCTCACCACTGCCGATCATAACCCAAAACTTCCTACCGGGATAAACTTGGACAACGACTTTCTACTTTTCTTCAAGCTTCATTCTGCACCTTTCTCCTCTGTGTCAACAAATATATATTATTATTTAGATTTTCTATCTTTATATTAAATTTGTTATTATGTTCTAGCTCCCTCCATTTTAAATTAAAACTTATACCTATCCAGTAGATTCATCTGGAATATTATGGTAATATAATTATTACAATCACAAATGGAGGTCATGTATATGAAAGGGTATTTTTCGAGAGAAAGTCTTATGGATAAAACTCCTCAAAAAATAATATCTAGAGTCATAAAATCTAAATTAATTAGTAATGAAGGTGAAGTTATGGGTGTGTTATGCCCACTACTTATGCCGACAGCAACTACTTCAGCAATATGCACTAACAAAGAAGTAATTTATTTTGAAAGTGGTGGCTTTTTTCCAAAATCTAACAAGTATCCATTATCTTCAATAACCGCTGTAACTATAGAAAATCATAAATTAGGTGAAGATTTTGTAGTTATAACCATTGGTGGAGGGGAGAAAAAAGTTTTTGAAATAATTACTGGAAAGCAAGACGCTATTGCTTTTGGTGATTTAATAAATAGTTTAATAAATCAGAAATCATCTGATAATTCTGCACCGATCTCTCCAGCTGATGAATTAAAAAAATTTAAAGAGCTGTTTGATTTGGGTGTAATTACTCAGGAAGAATTTGATGCTAAAAAGAAACAGCTTTTGAGTATATAGTTGTTATTTATCGACCAACAGGATACTTAATGTTGGTCGTTTTTCTATTTTCACAAATTATTAAAACCTCATTTTCGATTTGGTACCTTCAGTTGACCATCCCTTTGGCAAATATCCCATTAATTAACCATTCAACCCAATCAACTGCCAGAGGGCGACTGTTGTCCTCAAAATCATCTAGGTTCTCAAATTACTTCACCATACCTGCTCCATTTCCTTTTGGGAATGCTTGTCCACCAACACCGGCATCAGCCGGTTCCTGGTTTGGCACCTTCATCTTTCTTTTTCAGGCTTTTAAGAGTAATTTCTACCCCTTCCTTTTCGCCAATAATTCTTGCAAGTGCCTGAAACGCCCTTAAAGCATTAGGTTCGTTAACTGTTTTAACTGTGTCAGCCAAGATAACACCCCCTCTTTCTGTTAGAATGTATGAGGCACTGATTGTACTTGTTTCCACATTCTTTTTTATTTGGCTTTTAAAAGATACTGATTCAATAGTGGCTGATACAAAAAAATCTTAAAGTTACATATGCACAATTAGATAACTCCAGTAAAAAGCACTTAAAACATAGCATTAAAATTATTGATAACACGAAACGCGGCCAGTAAGTCACTGGTCGCGTTTCTTCTATCTAATATACAATTTTATAAATACTTCTAATTGTAACAAAGTAGCAAACTGTAACATCTTCATTATACTTGTAATGAACTGCTCTATTTTTCTATTGCTCTTTTATCAGAACCATTATTCTCATTTAACATATATAACCACCCCTGTTCCTATTTTTTTTATTCCTAGGTACATTTATCTATAGTAAGATAATAAATTCTTTATCACATTAATTTCTTAGATATATTTTCTATTTTTCAGTAATATACCAATAATACCTATAAATTGTTGATTGTGCCTTATAATCTTTACGTTTGCTTATAATTACGGTACGCTTTATAAATTTAAAGCAGAAGCATCATTAAATATGTTCCTTTTGAAAAAGAGAAAGGGAATCAATACAAAACATACGTTCCACACAATTACATAACAACATTCTATAAAATGCAATGATAAATTAAGCTTTTCTTTTATACACTATTTTTAGGAGATGATAAGATGCAAGAATCTAACACAAAACTTCTTCACGTAGCAGTTTACATCCGTGTTTCCTCTGACGAACAAGCCGAACGTGGAGATTCTATACGTGACCAAAGGGAACGTGGCGTTAAATATATTAATGATCATAAAAATATGATTCTACAAGACGTTTACCTTGATGATGGCGTATCCGGTCAAAAGATAGATCGTGATGATTTTACACGTCTTATTACTAATGTAAAAGATGGCCATATTGATTTAATCATTTTCACAAAACTGGACCGTTGGTTTCGTAGTCTGCGGCATTACCTTAATACCCAGGCTGTCCTAGAAAAATATAATGCTGCCTGGACTGCGATTGACCAGCCATATTTCGATACCTCCACCCCTTACGGCAGAGCATTTGTTGCTCAATCTATGACATGGGCCGAGCTAGAGGCACAGAACGGCGGGGTAAGAGTATCGGATGTATTCCGCTCCAAGGTGGCCCACGGTGAGGTTATCACCGGAAAGGTACCAAGGGGCTATAAGATACAGGACAAAAAGATGGTACTCTCAGAAGAAGCTCCAGCCATTCACGATTGTATCAAGCACTTTCTAAAACATCACTCTATGAACCAAACAGTTCTTTATATGAAGGACAAATATGGTATTGTTATGACTTTACAAAATTTTAGACAGACTTTGCTTAAGAATGAAAAGCTTATTGGTCGTTACCGGGGAAATGAAAACTATTGTCCTCGCCTCATATCGGATGAGGAATTTCAGGAAATACAACGAATACTAGGCCACAATAGCAATATAAAATCCAATCAGAAATACCCTTATATTTTCTCTGGCTTACTCGTTTGTAATGAGTGTGGTTATAAAATGGGTGGTGGACAGATTAATGTCCTATCCAAAAGAAAAAATGGGGAATCAATACGATATAAATATCCAGCCTATGAATGCAAGCAATATCGTGCTTATAAGGAATGTGATAACGGTGGGGAAATCAGAGAAGTACGCATTGAAGAATACTTACTAAAAAATGTACATGAGCAATTCAATTCTTACATATCCGACTTTGAAACCAACAGTAAAAGTATCATTGATAATCGAGCGAAAAAAAATCAGATTAGAAAAAAAATAGATCGATTAAAAGATCTGTATCTTAATGAGGCAATTACCATAGAGGAATTTAAAACTGATCGGATGAAGTTTGAAGCGCAGTTAGCTGAATTACCAGATATCATAGAACCAAACCAGGACTTTAAGGCCTTAAGAAACATACTGGATACTGACTTCGAAGGTATGTATTTACAGCTTGATAATGAACAAAAGCGTCTGTTCTGGCGCTCTATTATTAAAGAGATACGGGTTAGTAAAAGCAAAGATAGGTACCGTGAATATACTGTCGTATTTATATAA